ATCTGCTAGATACTTATCGTACTGAGACAGCCATCTATCTAAAGAAATATTTATAGGACTTCTTGCTCTAAGTGATACGCTAAAACTACTCATTTTTTGTAACCCGTGAAACGAAACTTTGCCATTTTATCAAAGGCATAGTTTCGTAATATTTAATAAGTTTAAATAGAGCACAGTTCTGACTAACCTCATTAGGATACATAAGACCTGCCTCTTTTCTAAGTTTGTCTAAACCTTCCCAACATAGTTTAGATACCTCCTCGTACCCTATTAATTCTTGAAAGTCGCAATTAGCCATACTTACAGTTCTTTTGTATATTTAGGATCAGGTGCTTCTGGCGAGTACTTCTTATCAAAAGTATGCAAGGTACTAATAGCTTCTTGTATTAAGGTAGGGTCTGTGTCCGGGGAAATTATATCCTCAACTCTACTGCCATTTCTTAAGGCATGAACACAATATCCTACAGACTCATCTGATAAGCAAGTAAACTCATGCCTAGCGTTCTTAGCTATAAATATAAATGCGGGGGCAGTATACTTCTTTGTGTGCCCTTCGATATCTACTCTTATAGACCCAGAGGCTAGTAGGTGAATATGATCAAACTCATGTGAATGCCCCGATCTTTTATCCCCTTTATGCTCAAATATTATTTGTTGAAGCCACACATTAGAGCATATTACTTGTTCCATTCTCATTATTTAAGTATCCTTACAGTTATCTATATGTTTGACTAGAAGAGGTAGGGTTTAGTATAACCTTTGGCTCTGTTACTTTGTGTAGAATGCAGTCTAGTACCCCTGTAGATATCGGCTTAACATACTCGAACAACTTAGCAGAGTCTAACTCTCCATCAAATTCTACAATATTTTCAAATAGTGAGAACTGCGCAACTTCTTCATCGTCTACTAAAACGGAGGTTATCAAGGGGAACTCCTGTCTTACTTCCTCGCCGTTTACCATAGGGTTGTCTACTTCTAGTATGGCATCTGCCTGTACTGGCTCGCAAAAACCTTCCTCTGGTGGTAGTATCATAGGACCGTCTACAACGTCTACACCGTCTGTTACATATGTAGCAAAAATCTTATCTATGCTGTTGTCTGCTACGTCTGGCATATTATCCCAAACTAGCACTTGTATTAAAAATTGTTTCATTTTATATTCTCCTTATTTTACTAAACTAGGTAACACCAAGATACCGTTGACTTAAAATTCCAATTCCTGTTTTTACAATAGCTAGCTAAAGAAGTACAAGAATTTCCATACTCAGTCCCACTGAAGCTAGTGCATCCGGATACAGCAAGAGAGTATACTCCTAACATTTGTCTTGCTGCTGCAGGGTACGCATTGGTAGATCGTCCTATAGCTGCAGTACTACGCGCGGTCATTGTTACTTCAGGAGTAAGTGCTGGATTTGATGAACCATAGTTCTGGTAGATGGCATAAGTAGTTCCTCCATTTGTGTTTACCGCGGCAATAGGGAATAATGTGTCAGTTCCCATAGCTATGGAACCCGAACGCCCGTTAAGATTATAATTAGTGGGTTGACCATAGCCTTGATAAATGCTCCAGCTAGTTGCAAAAGTACTTGAGGAAGTAACTTTGGACATTCCCAGGGCCTTTGTGGTTTGGACGGTATTGTCCGGAAACTTAATACCGTCACTTTGTAGCGTTGTTGCCATTTTATTTCTCCTTTGTGATTATACCCAATTTAGGTATCTTTTTTTATCTTGTATATATAAGTATCTAAGTACTCTTTTTGACTAATAAATACGCTTATATCAAAATTACGTATCTCTTCCATTTGTCTCTGAGCATTGATCTCATCAACGTATTTATACTTGTGCTTATTACGTGGTTCAAAGTTAGTACCACTGTATGTTGGTAAAGACCAAGGTTCTTTCTCTTCAAAGCCATCCCCTTCAGGGAAGTATCCGAAACCTATTAGTTTAGAAATCCAACAACTAGGTATCCAAAACACATCTCTGATAGGGGGTAGCAACGCTTTTTTACAGGTTACTAACCAAGACTTCATACGTTCTGTGATATGTGTATTCTTACCTCTAGAACGCCAGAACTCTGAATCATCTCTACTAGACATATAGTAATTAGTAGACAAAAAATCTAATGTATCTGATAATGAGGCACTAGTTATATCATTGTAAATATCTTTAGTCATGCTTCCTTCTAGTACTTCGTGAAGGTTGTAAACTGAATGTTGTACGTTCATTAATAGTGTTGCTTCTAACGGTTCAATGAATCCAGCGGAGAGACCTACAGCAACTACATTCTTAGAATAAGGTTCTGTATAATGTCCTGTGTTTATTGGGATAATGAAAGGTTTTACACCCTTAACTCTATCCCCTATATCCTCACGCATCTCTGCTTCAGCTTCTTCATCAGTAATGAAATTAGAGTCGTATACATAACCATTAATCATTGTACTGTATAAAGGTATATTCCACATCCACCCTGAACTCATTGCTTTTGAACCAGTACGAGCGTTCATTTCTTTATATGGGTCTTCATAAGCGACTGGCATTACCATTGCTTTATCAAGTGTTAAATAAGGCTCTAGAGATTTCCTAGGTGTGTCACATACCTTATCAATCAGTAAACGTTTAAAGCCCGTACAATCAATAAATAAATCCGCAGTATGTTCTTCTCCTCTAGTATCTATTAGTTTACTAACACCATTTTCGTCATGAATTACTTCTTCAATATGAGCTTCAACATGCTTAACTTGATCAACAAAATGCTCCTGTAGAAACTCCCCCAATTTACCTGCATCTAAATTATAAGCAATGGGATCGACGTACCCTCCATAGGATTTAGTAGTACGATATACATAAGCGTTTTTACCTTCTTTAGTCTTGTTAATTTTACCTTCGTCTTTCATTCCAATATGAGAGGAAAATATACAAGAGGTATAAAAGTCCTCTCTTGGCAGGTTTTTCTCTATCCTCTGCTTATTCCAATAAGGGTATTTATTCTCGTCCACTTCGAAACTATTCCACCAACGAGACCCCTTATAATCCCAGTCTTCGTAAAGTACCCCTAACTTATATGTACCATCCATCTTAGGCATCCAATAAGACTCATCTGGGTAACCAATATCATCAAAAAACCGCTTAAGATAAGGGGTAGTAGAACCACCGATAGTAATCTTACCTACTTGAGGAGATTCAATTATAGTGACATCATACTGATTCTTAGAAGCTAGATATGAAGCACACATCCATCCTGCAGAACCTCCCCCTACAATTGTTACCGATATTGACATCGCGGTCTCCTAGGTATATATAAATTTATCTAAGTATTCTTTTTGACTCATTAGTGTGTCAGTATCAAAGTTACGTATTTTTTGCATTTGCATTCTAGCGTTTAACTCATCCATCTCTTTATATTTAAATTTGTTTTGTGGTTTAAAGTTTGAATCTGAAAAGGTAGGTAATGACATATCCTCTTCTTTAGGGAATCCGTCTCCTTCGGGATAATACTCAAACCCTACTAATTTTGCGTACCAACAGGTAGGATAAAATAGAATATCATCTTTAGGTGGAAGCATAGCTGTCTTACAATCTTCTAACCAATCAATCATTCTCTGCCTAATCTGTGTTTTATTCCCCGATTTGAATCTCCAAAACTCACTATCTTGTCTATGTGACATATAATACTGAGTAGAAACCCAATCTAACGTATCGAAGAGAGTTGCTTCGTATTTATCATTAAAATCTTCAGTAGTTATCTTGCCCTTGAAAACCGCATCTATATTAGTTAAACAATGCTGAACATTCATTAAAAGCGTTGCTTCCATAGGCTCTATAAACCCTGCTGACATACCCATAGCTACTACATTCTTTGACCAGGGTCTAGCGTAGTGTCCTGTTTTTATATCTAAATGACGCAGAGTTCCTTTTATAATTCTATCTTTACCAACTAATTCTATTAATTCTTTTTCAGCATCTTCAGGGGTTATGAAGTCTGAGGTGTATACATATCCATTAAAGATTCTATCGTATAGAGGTATATCCCACATCCAACCACTAGACAATGCCTTAGCACCCGTTCTAGGTCTCATCTCTTCAATAGTGTCTTGGTAGGCTACTTCTACTACAATCGCCTTGTCATGCGTTAAATAAGGTGCTAAAGGTATTCTACCATTGGGCTCAACTTCATCAATTAATGTAGATGAATAACCGCTGCAATCAATATACAAATCTGCTGTATATACATTATTATCGCTATCAATAATGCTGGTAATACCAGATTCATCTTTATTGATAATCTCTATGTTTGCTTGAACAAAATTAACGGCATTAGAAGTCCTTTTCTTCAAAAATACATTCAATGCACCTGTGTCTATATTGTATGCCCAAGGCTCGGGATGTCCACCCCACGATTTCTTTGGCATATAAGGGTATCCCATCTCCCCTTCTTTGTTCATTAGGAATTTTCCTAAGTTGTTCATTCCAATATGGGATGAGTGTGTTCTTGATAAGTAGAAGTCAGAACTGGGTAGGTCTTCTTCAACTCTTTGTTTATTCCAATAACAGTGCCAATCTTCTTCGCCTTCGAAACCGTTCCACATTTTAGACCCAGGATAGTCAAAGTCCGAGTACATAACACCTAACTTATAAGTAGCCCTACACGCTGGCATCCACTCTGACTCGGACTCAATTCCAATCTCTTTAAAGAACCTTTTTAAGTACGGTACAGTTGACGCGGACATTTCAATAGGTTTAAAGTTTGGAGACTCAATCACTGTGATGTCGTAGTTTCCTTTGGCTTGAAAGTATGAAGCACTCATCCATCCTGAAGTTCCTCCGCCTAGTATGATGATCTTCTTCATTCTGAGGTATAGTGTTCAACCTTATCCTTTAAGATAGGGTCTTCTTTAACTAGATCAAATACTTCTTGGTTATTCACAACAACTATACCAGTTAGGAATCCTTTAACCATCCACATACTTGATAAGTTGCGGTATTGGTCTTCACATGAAATACCATAACCTGAGTCATAGATATAAGCGTATACAGGCTTACTGTTGCCACAAAACCAC